CATTATTAAAAAGCGTTGCTAAAGATATAGTGGCAACTTTAGGTAGTTCTTTAGATTCAACTATTACTTATATAAAAAAAGGAACTTCTAGTTACAATATTGATACTGGTGAGGAAGTCAGTATTGATACAACTTATTCTGATATAAAAGCACCAGTTGAATTTATTGAGTCTACAGAAAACAATGGTAGAGAAAGAAGAGAAGCAAAAATTTATATTACACCTGATTTGATTGGTGATAATCAACCTAGTTTTGAAGATGAAGTTAAATTAACTTATGCTGGATCTGCAAGAACAGGACAGATAATTAATATAGATACAAAACAAGGTGGACAGACTTATCTGTTTACATTATTGGTGAGGTTCTAATGGCAAGAGTTGATGCTATTGACAATATTATTCCAGATTTAGAAGGGAATTTAGAGAGAGATTTAAATACTTTAGTGCGAGTAATTATCACTGATCTATCAACTGAAGAAAATAGTCCTGTTGATACTGGTTTTTTTGCTTCAAGTTGGACAGCAAGTACACAAAGACCTAGACCAGATCAATCTAGGAAAGATCATGCTCCTTGGAGTGGTATCAAGCCATCAAGAGATGGTACAAAAGCTCCTGGTGCAGTAGTTGAATCTAGGTTTCTTGATGAAATACCATTTAATTTTAAACCTTATTCAAGAGTATTTATTGGTAATAGATCAGAATATGCAGCTAGAGCTTTAGCATCTCCTAGAAGTGGAATACCTCAATATGTGCAAGGCAAATTAGGAAAGTTAATTAATCAAGTATTTACAGATAAACCAAAATTAAATGTTGGTACATTTGGTTCTGGAGTTAAATATAAATCTGAGAATGTAAGAGACTTAAAAGGTTTTGGTTTATTTGGTGGTGCTGATGATGTATTTGTTGATTACACTAATCCATGACTTTAGTTAATACCAGAGCAGCTTTTGAAAAAGCAGTAACAGATGCAGTTGAAAACGTAGATCCAACTGTAGAAATGATTTATGACAATATGATTTATAAGACTCCTGGAAAAACTAAAAAATATATTGTTATGTCAATAGATTTTTCACAGGCAACAACTCAAACACAGGGAGCATCACAGGATTTTTATTCTGGTGTTATTCAATGTAATATTTATGTTCCAAGAGGAAAAGGTAGTGCAGCTTTATCTGCATTAGGAGAAGCTGTTATTGATGGGCTTACTTCTGTTAATGCTTCTGACTATGTAGATACCTTTAGTTGTGACCCCAGAGTATTAGATGTTGTGGGTCCTGCTCCTATTGAATTAGATGACTCTGCACACTTTTTAGGTTTAATATCTTGCCAATTTACTGCAAATGCGTAGTATAGTAATGTAATATTACTTTTATATATGACTAGAGCAATCGACCTTCTAAAAACAAATTTTGGTGTTTCACAATTATATACACATGATGTTGTTAAAAATGGTCAAGTTCTTTTTACTGTTTATTGGCATCCACTTACACTTGCTGAAAGAGAAATAATTGTAAAGCAAGCAGGAGGTAATTTAATTGATAATTTTAATGATTATTCATTACAGTTAATGATTACTAAATCTCTTGATAAAGAAGGTAATAGAATTTTTCAAGATGGAGATAAAGCAAGTCTTAGAAGAGAAGTTGAAGCAACAATTTTAGAACAAATACAAGTTGCAATGATAAATGCAGGAGAAAAGGGGGTGGATGAGGCTAAAGCCGATTTAAAAAGCGAGTAATGATTGGAGGTTTATTTTTACTTTAGCTAAAGCATTACATAAAACAGTTGCAGAAATTTGTCGTGAAATGACAAAAGAAGAAATGATTGGTTGGGCTGCTTTTTTTGAAATTGAACATGAAGAATATGAAAAAGGTCAGAAGCAAGCACAAACTAATAGTGCTTTGAAAGGAAAAAGAGGTAGAATGAGATAAATGTTTTTAAATTTATAAAAAGTGGCTAATTATAATGTCAACTTAGATGTAAAGGTAAGAGCACAACAGCTTAAGGCATTTAATAAAAGTATTAAGCAAACAATTAAAGACGTAAAGTTATCTAATAAAGAGTTAAAAAAATTTGAGAATGGTGCGAAAGGGATGGCACCAAGTTTAGTTAAATTAAATTCTGTATTAGCTAAAGCCAAAACAAATTTTTTAACAGCAGCAAGAGGAACTGATGCTTATAGAACTGCATTAGTTCAGTTGGCTGATGCTGAAAAAATAGTACGTCAAGAACAATCTAAATCAACATTTGATTTAAACCAAGCAAGAAAAAAAGCAAATCAAACAGAAAGAGATGCTGAAGCTGCAAGATTAAGAAGATTAAGAGAAGAAAGAAGAATAAGAAAACAAATAAATCAAGAACGAGCAATATCGGCTGCAAGTGCTCAAGCAGAAATAGCAGTTCGTAATAATGCAAGATTTGGTGTTTCTGGAGGTCAGATAGGTCCAGCACTTGCTCCTAATATTTTTAACCAAGCAGGTTTTGGTGTAAATGCTGTAGCTAATAGACCTTTTTCAATGCCAGGTGGTGCGATGGCTAGATTAAAAGGTGGTGCTGGTAGTGCCATGATTGGTGGTGGTTTTCCTTTCTTATTTGGAGCAGGTGGACTTAGTGCTGCTATGGGTGGTATTGCTGGTGGTATTGGTGGAGCACTTGCACCAGGAGGAGGTTTTGCTGCTTCAATCGTTGCTACTGCTGCTGCTGCACAAATAGAAAAAGCTAGAGAATTTAACAAGGCAATAAAAGAATTAAATAGATCAATAGCAGCAACAGGAGGGCAATCTCAATTTACAGCAGGGCAGATAAAAGAATTTGCCAAGTCTATGCGTATGACTAAAGAAGAGGCATTGGAAGCATTAAAAGCATTTGAACAATTTGGTGCTGCTGCTCGTATTTCATTATTAAAAGTATTTGGCGATGAAGCTACTTTTAATATGCTTGCAAGTCTAAAAGATAATGCTGCGATCTTAAGTCAGATGGATCAAATTACAAAAGATTTAGGATTCGAACAAGCTGGTCTTGTATTGCAAATTTTAGACACACAAGGAGCGAGAGCAGCAGAAAATAAAATATTAGAATTGACTATTGAAAAAAATAAAGAATTAAATTTTATAACCAAGGAACGAGTTGGAGCAGAAGGTCGTTTAAGAAAGATAAGAAAAGAACAAAGAGCAGAAGAAGAATTAAGAATCCAACAAGAAATTAACAATGCAAAAACCATTTTAGATTTACAAATAAGAAGAACGGAAGAACTTAGAAAACAAGCAATACTTAAAGCACCGATTGATGAAATGAAAAAATTATCTGATGTTTTATTTCAAGTTGATGCCCTTGGTAAAAGTATTGGAGCAAGTTTTTCTGAATCATTTAAAGGAATTGTTCGTGGTTCTATGACGGCTCAAGATGCACTTAGAAATTTATTTAATAGAACAGCAGATCATTTTCTTGATATGGCAGCACAAATGTTGGCTGCACAAATAAAAAGTGGTATTTTTGGTATTTTTCAAAGCATGATGGGTTTAGGACCTTTAGGTAATCCTTTGTCAAGAGCTACTAATACGAGTGTTTCTGCTACAGGTATTCCTAGTAATCCTGTTGGGTTTAGTGGATATTCAAGACCTTCTTTGAATAGAGTAAGAGGCACTGGTGTTAGGGCAGAAGGTGGACCAGTTATGAAAGGAGGAAGTTATCTAGTAGGAGAACGAGGGCCTGAGATGTTTAGCCCAGGTGTATCAGGAATGATTACACCAAATCATGCTCTTGGTGGAGGTGTTTCTGTCATAGTAAATGTAGATGCTTCTGGTTCTTCTGTTGAAGGTGATGAACAACAAGGTAGAGAACTTGGTCGACTTATATCT